TTGTGCTAAATAATCCTGCTGAAGAGCTGATAGCACCTGAGGATGTTATAGCACCTGTTGTAGTTAGGGTTGTACCAAATAAACCTGCTGAAGAGCTAATAGCACCTGATGAAGTTATAGCTCCTGATGTCCTTAGAGTTGTACCAAATAAGCCTGCTGAAGAGCTGATAGCGCCTGAGGCTGTTATGGCTCCTGTACTTGAGATACGCATCATTTCGGTATTATTGACATTAAATGTCATTCCCGAGCTATTATTACCATCACCTCTTAGAAAACCAATGTGTGTAACAGGGTTATCAGTCGAATTTACTGTAGGGTTATACCACATACCTACTTTAGCGTGTTCTGAACCTGTAATACTCCCGGACCCATTAGCAAAACCAGCTTTAAAGCCGTTATCGGATTGACCTATTGTAAATAAAGATGTAATTAAATTAGGTGTATTTGCTGGGTTTACATGCAGTCTTGCTAATGATGATGTTGTGCCTATACTTACTTCACCGCTTGAGTTTATTGTTAAACCCACATTCTGACTAGCAAAACCATTATCAACCGAAGATATTTTGAATTTATTATCCTTCCCATCTTGCCCTACTATCCAATCTTGTACGCCAGGAACTAAATAATGTTGTTCTATATTATTCCCACTACCGGATGTTTTATAAAAAACTCTATTACTGATATTTGGCCAGAATACCTGAAAAGAACCTGTAACCGCTAAACTCCCACTGATAGTTATATCATAATCCGTTACTTGTCCTGTTAAAGCATCTATTGATTGAGTTATGTGAGATGCTTGGATTGTTGAATTATTAGTTATTCCTGCTTTACTTAGTATTGCCATGTTATCTATCTATGTTTATTAGTATTGTGGTGTCAGTTGTTGCTGAGGTTGGGAGAGGTTGGGAGAGCTTACCTATTGCTAGTAAATTCTGATTATCATCGTACAACCCTACTGTTGATACATATGGAGCAAAATACGAACCTGTTACAAAACTAGATAAAACATCCTCAGTGGATTCTAAAAGAATAGAAGGATTTAATGTAATATTAAATTCATTTTCAGCTATAGTACATTTGTATTGAGTCTCGTATAATGTTAGTGATGAATTGAATGAACAGGTAATAGTAGGTGAGGTTACAAAATTTGAAATATCCCCCGATGAACCGCTTGTTATAACTGCTATCCCGTGGTAATAGAAAATATTACCACATATCGATCCTCCCTGTATTAAATTACCTTCTCCATCATCTGTAATGGCAATACTACTTGATTTCCATAAAAAAGTATTAGGTTGTATGTAGTTACCGAATAAACGGGAAGGTATGGATATTACCCCAATAGTTGAATTAGTAGCAGTAGGAAAATTTTTAGCAAATGTTAAATCTGTTTGTTTATAATTAAAATACCTACCCTGAGAAGAACCTGATCCTATTAATGTATCCCCCTCAGAATCAGCTCCTGGTAGTATGTACCCTATATTGGGTTCGTCCCCATAACTTGAATTTAGGTAATTTGAATAATATAATTGTTTTATTGAATTGTATACTAAACGTTGATATTTAGTAGATACTTGTCCTGTTGTAGAATCGGTAGCAGGGTTAAATAGTGTGCTTATGTTGAGTCCTAAAAATCTATCTATAGAAACATTTGACGCCGTTAAAGCTGCTGCTCCTTCGAAAGTAAATGATTTGTTTACTTCAAATGGAGTAATGATTACATCGGAGGCTAAAAGTTGTTTGTAAGCGCTCATTCATTTTAGAAATCTAACTTAACGCGAATCAATGCTTCTTTGGTAAAATCCTTAGGTAAAGGTCTTGATAACTTAGCTACTGCTAATAATTCGTTTGTATCGTTATATAAACCTACAGTTGTAATATAGGTTCTAGGAGTATTTATAAAGCTATTAAATATAATTTCCCCGGTTGAACCTGATATATATGACGGATTTTCAGAATAATTAAATTCTGAACTTCTAGCTCTAATAAATAAATAATTAGAAGCTATATTTTCGTTAGAATTTATAGTAAAACTTGCACCACCACTTATAGCATTAAATAATGATAAGTTAGGAGATATATTAGGAGTTACGGTAGGTGATGAAGCACTATATAAAAAGTTCATTCCTCCGTTTGCCGGAGTAGAAGCTAAAGCTTTAGGATTTAATAATATAGTTCCTATTTCGGGTATTAATAAACCATACGATCCTGAATTATTAACATAGCCATTAGTATTTATAGAAGTAACTCTAGATCCTGCCGAACCCGATACTAACTGGTATACTCTATTAGATCCTATATATTGAGCAGTTGTGTTAGCAACACTATCATCTGTTAAAAATAAAGTATTAGATCCACTAGTAAGTTTAAGAGTTAAAGTTCCTGGTAGTATAGATTCTTTATATCTAGCTCTTTCAAATGTAATAGCAAAAAATTCAGGTACAGTTACACCCCCAAATGTAAAATCAGTATTTTCATCTCCTAATATTAAATCTTGAAATTGCCCATATATTGTAGAAGTAGGAGAATTATTATTAACTGCACTATTATAGGCTAAACTTCCACTTCCTAAAGAATTACCATAAGCTATATCAAATTGAGGAGTAGTTAAACTTGAACTATTATAAACAGTTAAATAAAATTTACCTGATGATCCTGCAATTTGGGTAGAAGATGAAAAAAAGGTTGTTAAAGTCGGAGCTCCAGTTGACCATAAAGTAGAAGTTACAGCGTCTACACTTGGTACAAAATCTGATGTTTCTAGTCTATTAAATGACATATTTATATTTTTAGACAGTTAATTTAGTTATTATAAAAGGAACAGTTATACGAGCTCCTGAATCTCTACCCTCTATAGTTAAAGTAGCAGTTAATTGAGTATTCGTAGTCCCAAATAAGGTATTGATAGTAGTAGCTCTAACACTAATAGTAGTTCCTACTACAGTTTTAGATATTGAAGTTCCTAAAGTAGGGGTTTGATTCAAGGCTTGGGCTTGTGGAGTGTTAATTCCTAATCCTTCAAATGTAGAAAATAATCTAATATCTGAAATAGTAGCTGTATAACCGCTAGATTCAACTGTATTGCCTCCTAAATAATTTAAGGTTTGGGGTGTAATAGCTATGGAAGCCCCTTGTTGTAAATTATATGAAGAATTTATACCTCCTATAATTGGCATTTTGGCTGTTCCTCTAGGTAATGTAACTAATTTATATTTCATAGTTTGTGTTTCTATAGGAAAAGCTTCAAGTAAAGGCATATTTTCAATAGCTTCCCCATAATATGCTGAACCTGAGGGGTGGGTTGGATTATATAATGTATAATCAATTTCATCGTCTGCCAAAGCAAACTGCGTTATATTAAAATTTCCTTGTGAAAGAAGTTGACGACCTTTTGAAGTTAAAATGGCGTCTACAGTTACTACTGAGTTATCTAGGTATCCCATTTGTTAAATTTTGTGTGTTTTATTATAAATATGTATATTTTTAATTTTGTGTTTGTACTCTAAGTAAAGATACAATTTTTTCTTTAGTTTCAGTTGCTTTTTCTCCCAAAAACTCAGGAACTAATACTCCATCACTAGTTTGTCCAGCAGGTTTAGTAATATCTAATATTACATTTCCAGGATCATATACATATCTTCTCAAAAGAAAATAATCTAAATTTGTACCATTAGGTATATTATTGTCTAGGTTAAGCTGTAATTGACCGGTTGCGGATTGGGTTACATTGGTAATAATAAATGATAAATTTTCTAATCCTTGAAATCTTATTTCATCGTTAGATTGAGGATTAAAATCTAGTGTAATAGGGTCAAATCCGCTATTAATAATATCTTTTTGCCTAAATCCTATAAATTGGTTTAAGCCCCCGGCAGATACAGATCCTGTATTGGCTAGTAATATATTAGGGGAAGATCCAGTTACCCAAAACAAAGTACAACTGGTAGAAGTTTGATTAAATGTGGCTGCGGGGTATTGTCTTACTATAAAAGTAGGTTCATCTAATATTAAAGATTGTCTTGAAGGAATATCAGGAGCTATAACTGCTAATCTGTATAAAGATGAGGTAGTAGCATTTCTTTCAGTATAAGCAAATTGACTATTAGCAGTACTAGTATATTGGCTACCTTGATTAGTACCGGTATATATAACTTGTGGAGATGTAAATAAATTACTCCAACTACTTCCTCCATTTGTAGATTTTTGTAAAATATATGTAACTTTGCTACTATTAAAAGTAGATCTAGTTTTCATATCAAAAGAAAAATACAGTATATACCCTGAAGAAGAAAGACTTCCTAAAGATCCTGTTGGCTGGTACCAGTATTGTACCGGAGATGATCCTGAAAAGAAACTAGCAGAATTACCTATACTTTGAAGAGATGATCTGGATGATCCAAAAGGTATTATATATGTGCCTGATGCATCCGGTATAATACTAAATGTTATATTTCCTCCTTCGTCTGCGGTAGCTATTGTTAAATTTTTAGCTCCTAAAACATATGCACTATAGTTATTTGACCCTGTAGATAAAATTTGCCCATCAGGTTGAGTGAAATTTATAGACCCTGTAAAACCAAATCCTATAACATTACCGTTGCTATTATAACTTGCAGTTTGAGTATAAAGTATAGGTTTAATTCTTTGACCTGCTCTAAATATAGGTACAGTGTTGTTTACCGAATCTAAATTAACTCCAAACGAATCAGGGTTAGTTAAAAGTAAAGTAGCATTACTTCCTCCAAAAGTTTGTTCAAGAATCCCTAAATTTATTCCTTTTTGATCTGAAACCGGAATAATTTCAGTCCCATTTTCATCAATAATATATTTAATACTAACGTTTGTTTTTCCAACATTAGTATTTCCCCATTCAGGAGTAGTTCCTGCTAACCAATTAAATCTTACAAAATATGATTTTGGATTAGATACATTTGGGGTTTTACCCAAAGCAGTATCGGTACTAGACCAAACATTAAATCTAGCAGATTGTAATTGTTTTCCAATATATCTTGAACTTATATTTTTAAGTGAACTATAATTTGAATCTTGAACTGAAGCTGGAGTAGCAGAACCGGATAGTATGGCTATCCTGTTAATAGGAACAAATGGATTATTAGCATAATCTACATCCATAAATTCTGTACTAAGTCTGTTTTCAGAAGCGTTGTTGATAATAGCGTTGTAATCCGAATTTACAAACGGGGTTGTAATATATGGTTCTAAGATGGTTTGGGCTCCTATGCCTACTACTGGAGAAATAGATTGGGTAATTAAAAAGCTAACTCTACTAGCTGTATAAGGTACATTAGATCCTTGAAATAGATTAGCTAATCCTATAAAATAATTATAATTTTCAACTGGAGTAAAAGATCCACTTAACACTAAACTTCCCGAAACCCCAGATATCCCTGACACATTTGATCCTGTAGATACACTACTCAGAACAGTAACGCCGGTAGTAGGTTCTACTTGTATTAATGCTATAGATGGAGAAAAGTCAGTAGATGCTGCTGATGCTGAAAAAAATAAAGAGGCTGTATATATTAGAGGTATGTTAGGAGTATTTAAAGGGATATAATATCCACTAGAAGTATCAAAATAATTTAAATTATCTATTGATTCTGTAAAATTTGTAACTGCTGTATACTTAGGAGATTGTCCTGGAGGGGTTCTATTAACAGGTATTGAATTATTCATACTAGCACTTACCCTATAATCTAATATTTGATTATTAGTGCTAGATGTTATATTAGTAGTTGCTGTTTGATATAAAAAATATGTTGAATATTCTGTTATAGTAGCTATGGGGTATTCTATGATACCTGCATCGTTAGTTCTAATTCTAATTTTATCTAATTCACGTAATGAAGTGTAATTATCATTCCCGTTAGCATCATAACGAGCTATTTTTATATACTTAACTCCGGGGGTAGCAATAGCCATTTCTATTTAATTTTATATACTATAATACAGGTGATGGGGGAATATATACATTAGGTATTGAATTAGCACCATCGTATAATAAATATATTTCTCCATTGTTTGGTGTAGTATTTATATTTAAGAAATTACCACCAGGTACTGTATTAGTATTATAATACGAAGCAGTATAAGCTAAAACTGTAGTATTAGCGTTTAAAAATGGATTTCCACCATTTAAATCTCCATCTGTAACTAATATACGTGAACCACTTAATTCTCCATTATAAAATTCTATTTGAGAAGATTGTATAAAGGGTATCGAACCACTAGGTCCTATATTAGATCCACTCCAACTTTGAGTTATACTAAAATTATAGCTAGAAGGTAATATTATACCCGATGTTGCTCCTTTTAGATCAGGAAATGAACCAGCATTACTTCCTGTAATTCTACACATTTGTATACCTGCTCCTGAAATTAACAAATTTTGAAATATAAAAGGTGAGTTCCAAGTTATATTACTACTTCCACTTCCTTGTGTTGCTATAGGGGTTCGAGTAGTTGCTTGGGGGGTTGGGTATTTATTTCTTTCAAGTAAATGTTGTTTTATAACAATACCTGTAGATACTCCTGCCCTGGCAGGAACAAAATCTTTTATTAATTTAAATAATGAATTATCAAAATACTTAATTAACCTTATAAAATCGTTATAGTTATAATTTTGAATATATTTTTGAAAATAACTATTTCTTAAAGAATCTAAATCAGGGTATGACTGAGCTGATGATGATACTAACCTAGGATCACCTATATATTCACCCATATTAAAGAACCCGATTTGTGAGGTAATGTCGTCGTTTATTTCGTTTTGAGGTGAAAACGCTACTTCAACGTAATTTACATCTCTTGTATAACTTTGACTTATTGAAGGATTTTGTTGTACTAAATTAAAAGCAGAAAGTACTTTACTATCAGGTATATTAGCTAAGCTACTACTATATGGAAGTAAAATATTTTGTTGTTTAATTTTATCCGATATAGGGTTTTTTATACCTGCTGGAAATTGATCGAAAAATATAGATTGACTGTTTGCAGTAAATGTGGGGGTACTGTTAAAGCTAAAATTACTATTACCTGTAAATGATGAAGTAGTCGCCCAAGATCCTGTTACTTTAGGGTGTATTGAAATTGAACCAGTATATAATTCTCCACCTAAAGATGCTCTAAAAGCAAGTTGATTTGGTCCTTGATTTGTTCCGTTTCCTTCAATGGAATTAGGGTTCATTACATAATCGTCAAATACACTTTCGCTTATAGGTACAGTATAGTATCTAATTTCTTGAAATGAACCTGAAAAATTGTTATAATTTGTTAAGCTTGATGTTCCAAAAAATGAAGTATTAGTTGCTATCCATATTGGATTATTCCCTGCTACGGAACTAGAAGCTTGAAATCCTAATTGGCTTCCATCATACCCGCTGTATGTTGAATTTTTAGCAAATAATGTAAAAGTACTACTACTAATAAGTGCTACAGACCACCACCCACCATCATAAAATGGTAAATACACGCTTGCAGATGTACTTAAACTTGCTGTATTTGGTATAAAATCTAATTTTGCGTATTGGTAATACGGGTTTACTGTTGATCCTGAGTAAGAGCTACTAATGAATCCGGAGCCAGTGTAGGTTAGTATGATAGTAGATCTTCCTGCGGAACCTGAAAGCGTCCATAAACTTTGAGATCTAGGTATATTAGATGTAGGTAGTCCGTTAGTTTTAAACCTGAACATTAAAGTTGCAGGAACGTTATTAGGGGCTGCCCAATTTGAATTTAAATTCCAAGAAGATGAAATAAAGTTATTCCCGTTTTGTTTATAGGCATAATTATATTGATCATACCAATAATCCCAATCATTAGCATTATTTTTATCCTTCCCCCCATACTCATTTATTCGTAGTATTGTATCAGGGATACCGTAAGATGTAATTAAATCTTTTAACCCCTCTACTGTTCCTTTTTTCTTAAGTAATAAAGGTAAATTATGGTATAAACGTTTATATAATCTTTTATTAATATCGTCTAAAGGTATACCACTATTAGACGAAGTGACATATTGATTTATATATTCAAAATCCGTAGGAGTAGGAAGAGAACTTGTAGTATTAGGAAATAGTAATAAACTACCTTGAGAAGTAAGTCCTAAAAGTGAAGTATATATATTATTATCACTAAAGTTATTTTGATATATATTAATACCTGTATCTCTTAATGCTTGAGCTACTATATCTTTTGATATACCATAATCTATTCTATTATCAGCATTAAATTTATTAGGTATATCTTTAATATAAATCCAAATACTATCAAATAGTTGACCTAACATATCAACAAACAAATTAAGATTATCGTTATTTGGATCTTCTCTTAAATACCCAGGAATAGCATTTATCAAAATATTTTGATTACCTAGGTCGTATAAAGAAGCAGATGTTAAACTGTTTGTTAACCAAGTTAAAGTGGTTGCACTTCCTGTAGAACTTAGAATATAAGGTTTTGTAGTATTAGTTTTAGGATAAGCATATGAACTACTCTCATAATACAAATAATATTCATACCCATCAAAATTAGTAATTAAATCATCAATTTTATTTTCTATAATAGTTTTACTTCCTAAAACAGCTAAAGACGATGAAGTAGATCCAGTAATTTGAGTATTAATTTTATTAATATCGTTTTGATAAGATTCAATTAATGAAACTTTATCATAAAAATTATTTATCCTCTGTTCTGCACTTGAAAAAAATACAAAGCTATTATAATCTGTATAATCTACATTAATTTCTATTCCTTTTTCTTCTAAAATACTATTTAAGTTATATAAAGGTTTTCTAGAACCTGATAAACTTATATTAGCTGAGCCTGTTAAGGTATTATAATTTATATATTGGGTAGAATTATTAACTTGGTTTTTTAAATTAATGTTAATATTAGGTCCTTTTAATTTAATATTATCATCAACAAAGTCAAAAACAGTATTAATATCTATATTATATGCTAAAGGGTCAGATAATTGTTCTACAACCCAACACTCACTTTTTAAATCAAATTCATCAGGGAGGGGCTCATATAGTTTTATTAATATTGTAGGATCTCCAGGATTAGAATTATCTAATAAAATATTATTAGCTATTACTAATTGATTATTTCCAAAATCTAAATAAAAATCAAAATAATCTGCCTGAGATTCTTGGATTTGCTGAATAAAGTTATTAACTGAAGAAATTAAATTTTCATTAGATATAACTGTAGTATTTAATCTAACCTCAGTTCTATCTGAACTAATTTCATCTATATAGTATCTATCTAAAGGGGAAGAAAATAAGAGTTTTCGTAAAAAATTATATACAGTATTGTATTGCCCTACAGAGTATCCAGATGACTTTAAGTCATTTTCGGGATCAATTGTAACCTTATTATCAACTAAAATATAATTAGAAAAATTTACGTTTCCCGCAATTATATCATTATTTAAATTATATATAAAATATTCTAAATAATCTGTAGCAGAATTAAATGATACATTAACTTCATTAGATATAATTAATGAAGTATCTGAAACAGAATAGTTCTGTAATTCAAATGTTGTGGGGTCAATGTTTTGTATGTTAACTATTTCCGCCATTGGTTGATAAAGATGATATTACAGATGATATATTATTTGATTGTTGATTTGATAATTCTAAAACTTGTTGTTGTAATTCGTTATTTTCTTCTCGCAATTGGTTTACTTCTTCTGTTAAAGCTTCTATTAAAGGGTCAACTGTTTCATTTCCAATATATTCTTTACTTGTTCTAATTAAATATTCATGTGAATTTATTTCTCCTAATTTTGGAATATCAAAAAATAAATTTTGATATTGATTAAAAAATTGATTAACCTGTACCTCAGTAGAAGGAATAGAAGCCGCTACATTTTCGACACTAGGTGTAAAAACTAATTGACTAAACTGTGTATCAATTACTTTTGTATATTGATTTTTATTATATACAGTTTTAGTTAAATTAACTATTTCTTTAGCCATTGGTTACTTTAAATAAACAATTATTATCTAATACTTTTGTAGTTCCTCCTATAGTAGTTTGTACCAATATAGTATAATACCTTTCAGGCTCCAACCCATTCATGTAAATATCAAAATAATTACTATCTGAATCTGCACTTATTTTAGTATAAGTTGTATCAAAATCTATTACATACTCATTTGTATCTAAATCTTTTATAGCATAATATGAAGCAGTAGGTAAATAATAATTAGTAGTATAAATAGATGAGGTTTGAAATGTTCTAGTTGGATATTGTGGTCTTACATTTAATCTAAATCTTTGTATGCTTTCACTATAATACACTCCAGGATTATCTCCTAATGAAATATATACTTGGGGATTAGTTATTATGGTTTGAGTAGAGGAACCTGTATTCCATATAAAATCATCCCATTTAAATTCTAAACATGGAGGATATATGGTGTGGGTATCTCTAGAAAAATATTTTAAAGTTATTTGTTCATTAATATTATTTACAAATTCTTGAGAAGGAGTTTGTCTAACAATAAATCCATAGTTAGGCCAAGCACTTCCAGTCCACTGTTGAACAATAGATTTAACATCAAAATTTAAATCTAAACTTGAATAATATGAAAAAGACTGAGAAGCTTGAGAACCTGTCCACCATACTCCCCCTCCTGCAGAATTAGGATTAGTAGTTAAATTATATGAGCCTGTTGAATTTGCCTCAAACCCACTAGTTAACCAAGCATTACTTCCTGATTGGGTTCTCCATATCCAAGATACACCATTTTGAACCTCGGGATTATCTAAATAATGACCTGTTCCCATTTCCCAAGATTGAGATAGGGCATTTACTAATATTGTAGTAGTTTTGGTAAGTCCTTCAACGTTAGCTACATATAACTTTAAATTAGAAGCCCATTGGTTAGTTCCTATTAAAGAAGAACTTATATAGGCTATTTCATTAGAATCAAATTGAACTAAAAAACGAGAAGTTTGTGGATATTCCCCACTTGTTTGTAAAATTCCTGTTTTAAAATTAGTAGATGCTTCTAAAATCTCATCTAATCCTGTATTCATAGCAGGATAAGCCGAGTATATTGTAGCGTCTTGAGAAGGGAATATTTTATATACTGCCATTTTATATTATTATAAAGGTACTACTCTGCCTTGAATATCTGTATTTGGGTATTTTACTTCAAATATCATAGGATCAAGTGAAGGATATACTACATTATCTTTTGTAGCTCCTGCGGTATCATACGAGTATTGACTATATCCTAAACTTGTACCTACTTTATTTGTAATTGCTATATTTTTAACTGTTTGTACTCCTTCAATTCTATCTAATAAGATATAAATATCTCTAAGGATTATAGGTTGATTGATTTGCCATTTATCTATTGCAAAATAATCTTGTAACGCTGTTATACATTTAGATAATATTTCGTTTGAGTTATAGTTAGGTAATACTATAATGTCAAAATTTAATCCAATATTAATAATAAAGGCATCTTTAACTCTAATAGAATCCCCAATTATTCTGTGTTGGGATAAATAGGTAGTTAAATTTTGCTTTAAAGTAGTAGTAGTAGTAGTTAAATTTTTGCTTATATTATAAGTTAAAATATATAAATCTAATGTAGTAGGTATTTCACCTAATCCTGTATTTTGTAACTTAGTAGGTTCAATAAAAGCTTTAGCTATATTACCATATTTAGAGGGCATAGATAAAGCTCTAACCAAATAATCATTAGCTGTTACATTTCTTAATTGGGTAGAAAAATTAGCTATAGCATTTTGTCTAATATCTTCAATAGTATCACCATCATTTCCCCCATCAGCTGCTTCAGGATTATTGATTGCTAATGAAGCAAATACTTGATTAGCGGTTGATGTAGTTAGATTTGTAACTTTAAATACTGGATTGCCTGAAAAACTACTAATAGAATTAGCAGAAACATTTGCTGTTACCCCACCTCCTGTTAAATATCTAACTGTTAAAGTTGTATTTGAAGGGGCTATACCATAGGTTTTAGTAAACATAAAATTTGTAGGGTCATAAGCTGTATTAAGCTTATTTCTTTCAAATAATAACCCTAATCCTATATTATCAGAATTTGGAATAATTTCTTCATCATTGTCATTAACATTCCCTGCTCCAAATTGTAGTTGTAGTGTAGTTTCATTTAAAACTCTTGTAACAAATCTTCTTTGAACTTTTTTAAGTTTTAATAAATATGGAACATCACCTGAATTATTAGAATTATTAGGATCATTTGGGTTAGAATTACGAATTGAATCGTATACATTTTCTTGAGCTAAATAATCTACCTCATACCACACATTACCATTACTATCAGTTATATCCAATATACCTATAATTCTATCGGCATTAATTTCTACTGTAGCAAATTCTGTAGGAGAACTAAAAGAAAAAGTAGTAGTATTAATAGTAGCTGATATGGCTTTTCTAGACTTTTTTAGTAAAAATAAAGTAGGAGAATTTCCTGAAATTTGATATACTGATACTTCTGTAGGATCTGAAGAACTAGATACAGAAAAATCTATGTCGTCTTGAACTAAAAAACTTATAGGTGAAACTAAATTAGTAGAAACTATTGAGTTTTGTGGTATATATAAAGCATAATCATAGTCTGGGACTTGTTCTGCCCCCGAGGTTTTAGCAGGAACTTGTTGATAAAAATCAACTGTAACAGCAGCTACACCGGTTATATTTGGTTTATACCCAAACATATAAGCTAATTGATATAAATTATTAGATTGTCTTGCAAATTGTAAATAATTCTCCTGAACTTGATTGTCGATATAAAATGATAAAATATCACCTACATATGAAGCCATTTCCATAAACATCATCCCAGGGGAAGATGGAGAAAAATCGTTATATGTTGTAGGAAAATAAGTACGAGCATAATTAATTAAATTAGCTCTTAACTCATTAAAATCCTTATTTATATAAGTTATGTTTTTATTAGCTGCCATTATGTAAATTCAAGTTGAATAGTATCTACTACACTAGTATCTATAACATTATATGTTAAATTGACTAATATAGAATTATAGTCATTATTAGGTAAAATTTGTAAATCTTGAACTAATACAGTAGGAAAGAATGATCTTATTTGAGATTCAATATTTTCTTTTAAAAACTCTATATTTCCACTTGTTATTTGCTCAAATATAAAAGCTCTTAACCCTGATCCAAAATTAGGATTTAAATATCTTTCAGAAGGATTAGTAAGAAAAAAATTAATTAAATTATTTTTTATTGCATCTTTACTAATATAGGTTGAATTAAATACACCAGGGGCATTAAATAATATAGATACACCTAGTGCTGTACTAGGTTTAAAATCT